ATACTGCTCTTTCACTTAAGAAATTTACTTGCATCTTGTCGATGTCAGAACTTCTTGCTCCACCAGCTGAACCAGTGATCCAAGTTTTGTATCTTCTATCTTCAGTTTCAGACGCTCTGTATCTAACATGAAGGAAAGGTCTCTTAGCGTTCTTACCTAAGATTTGGTCATATACTGACGTTGATCCAGCTGGAACTAAAAGTCCGTTAACTGCACCTGCGTTTATACCACCTCTCATAGTAGGATCGTTTAAGTATTTCCAATCAGACTTGTAAAAGTCATAACCTCTTCTAAATCCTGTAAACCCAAGATTTAAAGCCATGTCTGCATCATTGTCAAATAAACCATATGAAGTACCACCTGCTCCGTAAGAGTTTTGTGCTGCTAACATATCGTCAATATCAAACGAAAACTGTCTGTTTACAAATATTACATTTTCCTCAATAGCTCCTTGCTTATCAAGTCTTTGAATTACCGAGTCAAATCCAGCAAGTGTTACAGGGTTTCCTCCACCCCAAACATTTCCTCTATCGTTTACAACGTAGAAAATACCTTCAGAACCTGCGTTTACAACGCCTGCTCCACCAGCTGCTGTACTTAATGCTGTCTCAGCACCTGAGCCTTGAGCTGCAGGAACTGCTTCAATCATTGAAGTCTCTAAGTAATCTTCGAATCTTAATCTTGTTTCATGCTCTGATTTTAAATACCAAAGATATCCAGACGCTCCATTCTCAGAAGTAATTTCAATCCATCCAATTTGAGCCATATCAGAACCACTTACTTCATAAGTGTCTTTTAAGATAATTGGCTTGTTAGAAAAGATTTTATCATCTGCTTCTAAAGATCCTTGCATTCCAGCTTCACCTTTTTTAAATTCAGATCCATAAATAAACATAGTAACTCCTAAACCAGCGTTAGGCACTAATTGAGTTGCCTCATAAAATGCTACTGTAATTACTAATGGGTTTCCACCAACATTAACTGCTGTTACAACTGCTTTATTGCTAAGTGTAGAACCCGCTACGTTGTCTGACAACATAAGTGTTTGTCCTATTCTTACAGCTGGCGTTGTTTGAGACGCAACTAATGTAGGATCGAAAGCATCATTAATTGTAATGTTTGCTGTAGTAGCTACACCTGGCCCACCACCTGCAAGAGTACAGTTAGTGTATTTAATGTGTAATCTACCTTGCTCTGCCCATTTGATCATGTCTGAGTTTGTAGGCATTTCTGCTCCAACCATTCTTAGGAAGGATGCGATTGTTCTATTTCCATAACGCTCAAATTCTTTTTCATAAGTATCAGGAAGATACTGATTTAAAAAATTGAAGTTAGTTATGTAGTTTGTCGTTAGGACTTGTTTCTGAGCGCTTGGCTGCAAATCAAATCCTGGGGCTGCTTGTACTGCCATAATTTATTTTCTTTTTTTAGTTTATAATTTTTTAATACTTCTTATTTTGAGTCCTCTTCCACTACTTGTATCTCCTATTGATCTAATTTTTAACCCATCCTTATTGTACGTTGGAGCTGTTGGTCTTACTTCCATATCAATGTTTTTAGACTTTTTAGCTACCGTATCAACAGTATTGGCTACTCCTTGATCATAAAAGAATTTTGCAAATCTTTCTGGATTCATCGCTGCTGATAAAGCACGATGGTATCCGTTAGCATCATTCATCATCCCCTCTTTGTCAGTAAACTTACCAACAAAATTATTGAAATCTGATTGAAGACTTTTCATTTCATTTGCATCCCCTGGCTTATAGGTAAATTCTTTTTCCCCTACATTGAACTCAAAACCTTTGAACTCATTGCTGAAAACATTATCTGTTTCCTTAAGAAAGTGATCATACCTT